GGCGGCGGCGGTTTGTTTGGTGGTCTTGGTGGTGCGTGGCATCGAACACATACATCACTTCAGTTGCGGTGAATAGCAACTCTGAAGTTCGATTTTTCGAAAGAAAGATTCACTTGGCGAACGTATGGCGATGATGGGTATTTCTCTCCGAGCGTACGCGCGGATGCGCGGGTGCAGCCTGCCCGCCGTTCAGAAGGCCATCGCGAGCAAGCGCATCACGACTTTGCCGGACGGTAGCATCGACCCGGAGCGCGCCAACCAGGAATGGGCCAAGAACACTTTCGCCGGCCAGACGGTCAATAGAACGGCGGCCGCAGCACCGAAGGAACGGGTTTCCCCGATGCCCGAACCGCCAGCAGCAACGGGCGATCCGGTCGCTCAATACCTGCGTGCCCGAGCGGTCAAAACGAGCTTCGAGGCGCGCACGGCGCAGTTGGAATACGAGGAGCGCGCCGGCAAGCTGATCCAGGCGGTGCGCGCGTCGGAGTATGCCGCGAGCTTCTCTGCCATTGTGAAAGACCACCTCCAGGCGCGTGCCGACCGTTTGGCACCCATGCTGGCCGCCGTCAACGACGAGAAAGCCATCCACCGGCTACTGAAAAACGACGATGAGGCCGTACTGCGCAAGGTGAGCAAAGCCATCGCGGACGCGGGTTTGTAGATGCAACCGTTCTCCATACACGAAGTTGGCGCCGCGGCCATGCTGCCGCCACGCGACATTACCGTTTCGCAGTGGGCGGATGAGAACCGCGTTCTGACCGGCGGCGCGGCGGCGGAGCGCGGCCAGTGGCGAACTCGGCCTTACCAGCGGGAGCCGATGGACGTGCTCAGCCCCAGCCATCCCTGTCGCCAGGTGGTGGTGCTATCGGGAGCGCAGATCCTCAAGACGGAAGTGCTCCTCAACTTCATCGGCTTCATCGCCGATGTGGATCCGGGGCCGGTGCTGGTAGTGGAGCCGCGCACCGAGGATGCCAAGGCGCTCTCGAAGGACCGCGTGGCGCCTATGTTTCGCGCGACGCCGGCACTCCGGGGGAAGATCGCGCCCGTCAAGTCGCGCGATTCGAGCAACACGACGCTGCACAAGGTTCTGGCGAATGGCGCAGGGCAGATCACGCTGACCGGGGCGATCTCGCCCTCCGGGCTGGCCATGCGGCCGATCCGGTATGCCCTCCTGGATGAGGTGGACCGTTACCCGGCGAGCGCGGGCACGGAGGGCGACCCGGTGTCGCTGGCGATCCAGCGCACCGCGGAGTTCGCCCACAACAAGAAGATCGTCATGGCGTCCACGCCGACAATCAAGGGCGTCAGCCGCATAGAACTGGCGTGGCGTGAGAGCGACCAGCGCGATTACTTCGTGCCCTGCCCGCAGTGCGGGTGCTTCCAGGTGCTCGGGTTCGGCGATGGCACGGGGCCGGGTGTGGTGTGGCCGGAAGGGAAGCCCGAAGACGCTGCGTATCGTTGCGCCGAGTGCCGCGAGCTGATTCCTCACCGCTTGAAAGCCGAGATGGTGGAGCGCGGGGAGTACCGCGCGGCGAACCCGTCCTCGCCGATCCCCGGATTCCGTGTCTCGCAATTGATCTCGCCAAAGAAATCATGAGGAGAGATTGCGGTGGAGTTCCTGGCGGCCAAGAAGTCGCCGGAGACACTGAAGGCATTTCTGAACACGGTGCTCGCTGAACTGTGGGAGGAGACCCACGAAGTAGCGACGGATGCCCACGCGTTGTGGGGTCGCTGCGAGCCGTTCGAAGCCGAGGCACCGGAGGGCGTGGCGCTGATCACGGCTGGCGTCGACGTGCAGGCCGACCGGTTGGAGATGGAGATCGCCGGGTGGGGACGCGATGAAGAATCCTGGTCGATTGCCTACCACGTCATCCCTGGCGATGTGACCCGTAACGAGGTGTGGGAGCACTTGGAGGCGCTGCTGCTCTCCGAGTACCTGCATGCATCCGGGCTGCCGATGCGGATCGTCGCGACGTGCATCGACTGCGGGTTCAAGGATGCCACCGTGCTTCATTTCACGCGCGACCGTTACAACCGGCGTGTGTATGCCACCAAGGGACGCGCGGGCGAGTCGCCGATCTGGCCGCGCAAGCCGAGCCGGAAGAACCAGACGCCGTTCTTCATGATTGGCGTGGATGCCGCGAAGACGGCCATCTACGACCGGCTGAAACTCCGGGACGTGGGGCCGGGCTATTGCCACTTCCCGATCGGGCGGGACCTCGAGTACTTCGAGCAATTGACCGCCGAGAGGAAGTTCACCCGATACCACAACGGGTTTCCGAAACAGGAATGGAGAAAGCCGGCCAACGCCCGCAACGAAGGCTTGGACGCGCGGGTCCTCGCGTATGCGGCGCTGCACGCGCTGTACGCGAGCGGCCTGAAACTCCCCGTTCATTGCGACCGCTTCGCGCGGATGGTGCAGACGCGCCGAGGAGAGACGCCCACAATTCCGGCCGTGACGAAGCCGGCCAACACCGCGCAGCCCGTCCCGCCGCCTGCCGAGGACGGGGAAGGTCCATGGATACCGCGCCGCAACTGGTTTGGAAGAAACTGATATGGCCCTGACCGTTCAGCAATTGCAGGCAAACTTGGACGCCATCAACCAGGCGCTCGGGAATCCCACATTGAAAGTGCGGTTTCCGGATGGGCGCGAGGTGACGGGCCGCTCGGTGGACGATCTCCGCAAGGCGAAAGCCGAAATCGAAGAGGACATCCGGCAGGCCAGCGGGCAATCCGGAAACCGCGTCCGTTTCGCGCAGCATCAGCGCGGCGATGGTCCCACGGGCCCAACGCTGGACGACAGGTGGTAGGCACTCGTGCGCATCACGGAAGTCATTGATGCACTCGAACGCACGCCGCGCCAAGGTGACAAGGTGGATGAACCCGAGGGCGCGCGGTACGTGGTGATCAGCGAAACGGCATTGATCCGGATCATCCGGGAGCTGCGGCAGGCTCTCTCTGAACGGCCCGACGCCGAATACTTCGACGCGAACGCGAAATGAATCTTCTCGATAAGGCCATCAGCATTGTGGCACCGCGCGTTGCGTTGCAGCGTGTGCGTAGTCGCGTGGCACTCGAATTGACCACGGGCTATCTGGAGCGGCACGCGCAGCGGTTCCGGTACGAAGGCGCTACTGCTGGCCGCCGCGCAAACGGCTGGTACGCCGCCTCGACGGACGCCAACGTCGAGCTGATGGGGTCGCTCATCTGGCTGCGCAACCGCAGCCGCGATCTGATCCGCAACAATCCGTATGCGGCGCGCGCGGTAGAGGAACTGGCCGGGAATGTGGTTGGGACCGGGATCGTGCCCAAAGCCAAGACCGGTAACACGGCCATCGACAAGATCATCGACGCCGAGTGGCCGTTCTTCGCCGACGGCTGCGACACGCCCCAGCGCCTCGATTTCTATGGCATGCAGACGCTGACCGTCCGCACCATGGCGGAATCGGGAGAAGCGATTGTCCGTTTCCGGCCGCGACCTTCTGATGCCGGTCTGCGGATTCCACTTCAGCTTCAAATGCTCGAAGCCGATTTCCTCGATCAGGCCCGCACTATGGGGCTGATCAACGGCCATGTGATGGAGGGCGTGCAGTTTGACGAGATGGGTCGCCGCGTCGCGTACTGGCTGTTCAGTTACCACCCGGGCGGCGTGCTGATCCTCAACCCGCGCGGCGGCATTGTGAGCCAGCCGGTTCCGGCCGAACAAATCATGCACGTCTACCGTGTGCTCCGGCCCGGTCAGGTGCGCGGTGTGCCGTGGCTCGCGCCTGTGATGATGGCGCTTCGCGATCTCGACGATTACTGCGACGCGGAGCGGGTCCGCAAGAAGGTGGAAGCCTGTGTTACGGCGTTCGTGCAGCAACCGGAAGGTGTCGATGGCGATCCACTCGGCATCGCGGGAACCGATCCATCCAGTGGGCTGCCGGTCGAGAGCTTCCAGCCGGGCATGGTTGAGTATCTAAAGCCCGGCCAGGACATCAAGTTCAACAATCCGCCGCCGGCTGGCGGGTACCGCGAATACAAGATGACCGAGTTGCAGGGGATCATGGCCGGCATTGGCTTGCCCTATGAACTCGGCACAGGAGACATGTCGCAGGTGAATTACTCCTCCTGGCGCGGCGGGATGCTGGGCTTCCGCAACACGGTAGAGGCCTTTCGTTGGCTCACCCTGATCCCGTTATTCGCGATGCCTGTGTGGCGGCGGTTCATCGACACGCTGATTCTGCAGGGCAAGATTCCGAAATCCGCCGCCAACGATCCGAAGATCGGCTTGCGCAGTGTGCAGTGGACCGCGCCGCGGTTCGAGTCGGTCGA